AACATCATTGTAAACTCAAAACATGGTGAATTGAACGAAGATACTATTCGTCATATGATATTAAACTCTATACGTATGTACGTTAAGAAGCACAAAGCACAATATGGTCAAGTGGTCATTGCGTGTGATGGAGGTTCGTGGCGCAGAGATGTGTTCCCTCAATATAAATGGGCCCGCAGGAATAATCGTAAAGAATCTAAGTTAGACTTTGATATGGTATTCTCTGCACTGAATAAGGTGCGTGAAGAGATTGCGGTGAACATGCCTTACAAGGTAGTTTATATCCGTAATGTAGAAGCTGATGATATTATCGGTGTACTTGTTGAACAGACCCAAGAGTTTGGTCAAATGGAAGATGTAATGATTATCTCTGCTGATAAGGATTTCATCCAACTTCAGAAGTATAACAACGTCAAGCAATATTCTCCTATGACTAAGAAGTTCATTGTTGATCCAAATCCTGTAAGTTACTTATTCGAACATGTACTTAAAGGTGATGGTTCAGACGGTATTCCTAATGTGTTATCTGGTGATGATACCTTTGTTGAAAGTATTCGACAGTCTCCTATGACTAAGAAGAAGATCCAATCGTATATTGATAACGTAGAAAATTTAGAAGAGTTCATGGGTCAAGAGATCTACAGGAACTATAAACGTAACCAGTTGTTAGTTGATCTAGCGTATATACCAGAAGCTATTAAAAAAGATATTATAGATACTTCTGAATCTGTTAAAGTACCACCTCGGATGAAGATCTTGAACTACTTTATTAAGAATCGTTGTAAACTATTAATTGAATGTATTGAGGATTTTTAAAGTGGCAATTAACGAAAACATTAACCGACTTACTTTGAAAGAAGTTTTAGATTTGGTAGCTGCAGCTAAGACTGCAAAAGAAAAGGCAGTAGTACTTAAGCATTATGATACTAAGCATCTGCGATACTTTCTTAAGGGAGCATTTGATGATAGTATTGAATGGATAGTTCCTAAAGGTACACCGCCTTACAAGCCTAACACTCATAGAGATTGTGATCATGTGCGTAGGCATATCATCAAACGCTTTAAGTTCTTTGTTAAAGGCGGACCATATATCACTGATATGAAACGTGAAGTGATGTTCATACGGTTACTTGAGAACGTTGATCCAGATGATGCTGAGTTGCTTATTCTATGTAAAGACAAAGAGATGGCTGGAGTATTCAAAGGTCTTACGAAGAAGCTAATCTCAGAATCCTTTCCAGGGTTAATCAAGAAGTAAAAATATATAAATAGATTTATGAAAAAAATAAGAAAGTTTTCATACTGTCGCTTTAGGACCTCCAAGAAATTGGCGGTCCTTTTTTACTTTTAATCCTGGAAAAATAAGGAGTATAAGCATTTCGATCCGTCGTAAACCCAATACATCGAACAGGAAAGATTATATGTTTAACGGTCCCCAAATAGAACGTCTAAAGAAAGATTCAACTGAACTTAGGCATTACATCAAACGACTAGAAAAGGTAGGACATGAGACCCTAGCTTACAAGCTGCAGAAAAAGCAAGCATACCTTCAAGCACGAATAGAGGACATGCGTGAAATTATTTCAAAATAAATGAAAATAACAGTGTACAAGGTCCTCGGTTCATGATATAATAGATCTATATTATGTACTGAGGACTTTTTATGTCACTAATGAATCCAGGATTAACTACAACATCCTATAAGAAACGTAAGCAAAAAGCTCGCACAAAGAGCCAGCAGCTTCAATTTGAACAACAACACCGTGAATACAATAAAAGTATGAAACGTTCGCATTCTCATGACCTCATGATGTCTTTGCAAGAATACGATTTATACGTGCGCTGCCAGTATAAACCTAAACCAAAGAAATTCAAAGAACTTAAACCTTCAGCTGTTTTCAAAAGTCAAACAAAGCAGTATCCAAGTCGTGCAGATACTACTGGTGTTGCTGCTGCTAAAGATACTATGTGGTATACTGGCGAGCAAAAGCTTTTAGGTATTGCTACAATGCACAAGTCTAACATGGTTCCTATCTTCGAAGATAATAAGCAGATGGCTATTGAAATTGCTAGGATGCGTAGATGACTATTAAAGAAAAGATCAGACAACGTAGATCGCAGATGCTAGTACATTCATGTATATACTATGAGATGGATGACAATGTTATTTCTGACGATACATGGCAACGCTGGGCAAATGAGCTAACCACCATCCAAAACGAAAATCCAGAAGACTGCAAAATAGACTTCTTTGATGATGAGTTCAAAGATTGGAACGGTAGCACAGGCACACATTTACCACTAAGAAATCCAATAGTAAGAGGAAAGGCCTTACAGATTTTAAAATTAAATGAAAATAAAGATGTACATTGCGCTTAAAGTATGTTATAATAGTACCATCAATCAAATTAAGGATTTAAAATATGACACTAAACGAAAAAGAAAAACTAGCTATACTAGAAGAGAAGCTTGAAAACGAACGACTAGTTGCAGAATTTCTTGCTAAAGGTGGCGAAGTTAAACAGTACGAATACGGTGATCGATCAGAGAAAGGCTTTATGAAACCTCAGTTCAATCCCACTGATACCATTCAGAAAGAACAAGCTATGAAAAATGTTAAAGAGCGGAAGGTAGGAGAAAACTTGGTATGAACATATTCATCTTAGACAATGATCCTATTATAGCTGCTCAGCTGCAATGCGATAAGCATGTTGTCAAGATGATTGTTGAATCAGGACAAATGCTATCAACTGTGCATCGTATGGTCGATGGCGTTATGGAACGTAGGCCTTCGAAGTCTGGTTCTATGTTGCAGTACTTTAAGTTAGATGATGATAGAGAAACCATACTATATAAAGCATGTCACTACAATCATCCATCTACCGTATGGACTCGTGAAAACAGTCATAACTATAAATGGCACTATAGTCATTTTACTGCACTATGTGATGAGTACACCTTTAGGTATGGCAAACAACATGCAACCGATAGGAAGCTTAGAAGTATATTACGTAATCCTCCATTGAAAATCAAGCAGGCCAACGATTTATCTCCATTCAAATTAGCAATGGGTAGTAATCCGGAATGTGTTACAGAAGATGCTGTACAATCTTACAGAAACTTTTATAAGACTAAGGCTAAACGCTTTAAAATGATTTGGACTAAAAGGCCAGTACCTTCATGGTTTAAATCTTCTATAGATAATCAAGGAATAAATAATGCAGTTACATAGCCAGGAATAAATCATGCCAACTTACACATTAAAGGATGTTAACACACTTGATACCTTCGATATATTTTGTTCATATAAAGATCTAAAGATCAAGCTAGAAGAAATGCCAGACTTAGTTCAAGTCATTGGTCCTACTGCTACCATTCATGAAACCGGAAATAACTTGAAGGTAGATGATGGCTTTAGGGAAGCAATGTCAAGAATCAAAGAAAACCATAGAATAAATAACATTAAGGATTACTAATGCCATCTGCTTTGAAACAGCGGTCACTTAAACTTAAGCTTGATGATATGATTCAAGTTCAACCGTTAACTGATAATCAAAAGGAAGTGTTTAAGGGATACGAACGAGGAGACTCACTTGTATTGTCTGGATCAGCAGGAACTGGTAAAACCTTTATGGCTTTATCTCTTGCACTTGAAGACGTTCTTGACAAAGAAACACCGTATGATAAAGTGATTGTCATACGTTCTATCGTACCAACTCGTGATATAGGTTTTTTGCCTGGCACCGAGGAAGAAAAGAAAGAAGCTTACACTGGACCTTATAAGTCTATATGTGCAGAGCTATTTGAAGAAGGTGATGCATGGAACAAACTGCAAACTGCAGGAACTGTGAACTTTGAATCTACTTCTTTTATTCGTGGTGTGACATATAACGATGCAGTTATCGTTGTAGATGAAATGCAAAACTTAAACTTTCACGAGCTTGATTCAGTTATAACTCGTGTAGGTAATAACTGTCGGTTTATTATGTGTGGTGATTACTATCAGACAGACTTCGACAAAGAAAAGGATAAGAATGGTATTGTTACTTTCTTATCTATTATTGAACAGCTAAAGAATTTTACAGTAGTAGAATTTGGTTGGCAAGACATTGTAAGATCTTCCTTTGTTCGTGATTATATCATGACTAAAGAGATGATGAAAATCAATGGCTGATTTAAAATTTATGACAGCAGGCGAATATATGGCTATGGAACAAAGGATATTTACTCATGAAAAGATTGATCTCGGTTATAGTGATCTCATCGCAGAAACTACTAGCTCTGGGAGAAAGTATGCTGCTCCTGATGGGAATAGGTATCCTTCTGTTACTACAGTACTTAGTATTCTAAGCGAAGAATCCATTCAAAAGTGGAGGCATAGAGTAGGTGCAGAGGAAGCTAATAAGATTTCTCATAGGGCATCTACTCGAGGTACAGCAGTTCATGACGTTATTGAGAAGTATTTAGCTAATGATGAAAATGCATTTGAAGGTCGTATGCCACACATTATTAATAACTTCAACTCAGTTAAGTCAGTACTAGATTCTCGTATAGGTAAAATCTATATGCAAGAAGCTGCTTTATACTCAGAGCATTTAGGTCTTGCAGGCCGAGTAGATTGTATCGCAGAGTTTGATGGTGTAATATCAATCATAGATTGGAAGACCTCTGGTAAACTTAAAAGTAAAAAGTGGATTGAAAACTACTTTATTCAAGAATCGGCTTATGCGATTATGTTTGAAGAACGTACTGGTATACCTATTGTTAACTTAGTTACTGTGATTGTTGTAGACAACGAAGAGCCTCAGGTTTTTGTTGAGCATCGCGATAATTGGACAGATAAACTACTGGAGACCATCAGTGAATACACGAGGCGAAAAATCTTTAGAAACTAGAGCTAAGCAGAACATAGGAATATGTTGTGAAACACTCTGTGATCGAGAACCAGTTGAGGCATACATTTATTCTTTAGAGTTGAAAATAACTGAACTGAAGCAAAGGATTGAAACACTTAAAACACCGCAACGTCAGCAGGACTGGCTAGAGAAATAAAAACAAAGGAGGAACCATGGAATTATTTGATTTTGGCTTTACTGCCGTATCCGAGGATGAACTCGAGTCCGTTCAAAAAGCTCAAACCGATCTTACGGATCTAAACCATACTGCAGAAGATGCACAAGATAGACTTAATAAGTTGTATAACGCTATAGTTCCTCTTCTTAGTAACTTAAAGAAAAATCCTGAAAAGGATTATATCTATTGGCCTAATCGTGTTGGCAAAGTAGATGAATTTGAAAACATGATAAACGCTATTGTGAAGAAGGATTAATATGTTAACAACAGAAAACTTTGCCGAACTATTCCCTAATTGTGAAGATCCTGAAGGATGGGTAACTGCAATGAATACAGCATTCCCAAAGTACGGTATTGACACACCACGACGCATTGCTTCGTTTGTTGCTCAGTGTGGCCATGAGTCTGGAGGATGGAGAACATTCTCAGAGAACTTAAACTATTCTGCCAAAGCACTAGATGCTATATTTGGTAAATACTTTAAACGTGCTGGTCGAGATGCGCAAGACTATCACCGTCAACCAGAGAAGATTGCAAATGTGGTATACGCTAATCGGATGGATAATGGCGATACTGATTCTGGCGATGGTTATCGGTATAGAGGTCGTGGTCCTATTCAACTAACAGGTAAAGCAAACTATCTTGCATTTTCTAAATGGATTGATATGGCTTGTGTAAGTAATCCTCATTGGGTTACAGAGAATAAAGACATTGCTCTTGCTTCTGCTATTTGGTATTGGGATACAAACAACCTAAACAAGTATGCGGATAACGATGATATTAAGACGATGACTAAGCGTATCAATGGTGGTTACATTGGACTTGAAGATCGTATTCATCACTATCAAGCGGCGTTAACAATGATGGGTGTTTTTGTTGTTGATGGTAATACTGCTTGGGAATCAGGAGAAGAAACTTCTGATGAAGCTTATTCAACTCTAAGGCGTGGTATGAAAGGTGATGGTGTTAAAGAAATGCAAGAAGCATTAGGATTAAACGCTGATGGAATCTTTGGTCGTGGAACTGAGAGAGCTCTTGTAAGGTGGCAAGAAGCGAATGGTCTTACAGCTGATGGTATCGCAGGTCCTCAAACTCTTAATACTTTAATAGGTTAAGCTGCTGTTAGAATAATATATTTGTCCATTAGTTGCTCATGTGTCTCAAAGTTATTTGGGTCTAATGGTATGCAATCTACTGGACAAACTTCTACACACTGAGGCTCATCGTAATGACCTACGCACTCAGTGCATTTATTCATGTCTATCTCGTAGATTTCCTCTCCTGGTGATATAGCATTATTGGGACATTCTGGTTCACAGACATCACAGTTAATACAATCATCGGTAATAATTAGAGACATTAGTAAGCGCTATCTGGCTTTACTTTCTTTGGAGCAGGTTTAGGCGTATTCTTTGCAGAGTAAGCTTGTGTACCATAGAACGCTGCGACAATAGCTGCAACAGATACAAAGTAAACTGAAGCCATATCACCTAATATTTCTGCTCCTGTTTCTAATCCTGCGAGTACAGCAAGCACTACTGCAAACGGATATAGTAACATTCCAGCTAAAGCAAACCATGCCATGTTACGTTGAGCATCTTGTTTCTTATCTTC